GACCCCCCGCGCACGGCGCCTAGAAACGATCCGTAGAGCCTCAGGGCTGCGGTCGTCACCCTGTAGTGGCGGACATCGACCAGCCATTGTTCCTGAAGGGCCTGGAGCACCACGTTTCGCACGGTTGCGGTATTGGGGAATTGGATCGTGACCTGACCCGTTACGAGGCCCTCCACGATGTTGGGGCACTCGAACTCCTGATAGTTCCAACCCTGGGCGCCATCGCCGTCGCTGGCATCCCACACCGCCCACGGCTGATCGGCCGACAGCCGCTGCCAACGCAGGCGGGAGTTCCCCCCGGCATCAATCCACTTGAGGGTCTGGGTCCAGTAATAAGGGCCGGTGGCGGTCATCGAACCAGCCCCAGGGCGCGGCGCCCGTCATAGGAGGTGAGGCCGCGCCAGATTTGATCTGCAACATCACCAACCATGGTCTGGGCATCCTCCATGGAGACCCAACGGGAGCCGTCTGGCTGCTGCATGATGGGGCCGGTCTGGACATTGACGACCGGGGCCTGGCCACCGCCACCCCTGGCGCCATTAAGTCCTAGGCCGGTGTCACCCATGTGGGCGCCCACGAACTGCGGGACCTTGGATTGAGGCACGATGTACTCAGGGCCAGCCTCACCAGCGAGCAGATAGGTGGGCCGATCAACTCGCCCACCCTCGGCAAACTGAGGGACGTTGACGTACTGAATCAATCCCACCTGCGGCAGGTGGGTCACATTGGCCACTGCGTTGTAGGCCGACAGCAGCCGGTTCGCCTGCTCGATCAGGGCATTGATCCCCTGACCCGCCAGGCGGATGGCGCCATTGATTGCGCCGCGCACGCTGTTGACAATGGCATTCCAGGTGTCGGCAATGGGTTTCATCATGCCCGCCAGATATGCCTTCATCCCATCCACCATGTTGTTCCATGCCATCCCGATGATGGCAATGAATCCGGTTTTGGGATCCGCAATCGTGGCCCAGATCTCCTGGAAAGTCTTCCCGATGCTGTCGCGGAAAATGAAGATTGCGGCACCGGCGGCGATCAGGGCGGCGGCGATTAGGACTGGGGCGGTGACAACACCAGCCACAAAGGTGGCCACGCTGGCAGCTGCGGTCAGAAACCCAGTGGCCCAACTGGCCAGCGTGGCGCCAATGCCCAGATCCGCCAAACCCTGCAGCGCAAACGCAAAGGCCACTATTGGCGGAATGGCAATCACCACAGCAGCAGCAATCGCGGTGAAACCAGCAGCCAAGAGAGTTACCGTTGGATGCTCGCGGGCAAAACCGGCAATGGCCTTACCTGCAGGGATCAAGTATTCCAACAAGGTCTTGATTCTGGGTAGCAGCTGCTGGCCTATTTCAAGCTGCAAGGCCTGAACGTTATTAGCGGCAATTTGCGCTTGAGCTGCAGTAGTTTCCATTTTAATTTTAAGTTCATTAGCCATAGAACCAGCATAATTACCTTCATTGGCTACATTTGTTAAAGCCTGAGTAAGTGTATCCATATTTTGAATTATGGGATTTAATCCTTTGGCTTCGTCGCCAAATAAATCAGAAATAGTTGATAACTGAACTTCTTTTGGCAAATTTTTAATTCGTTTGAAAATATCAATAATAGTAGGCAATGCGTTTTCTTGCATTGCCTTGGATAATTTCAACCCCGCACTCTGACCCGAAAGCCTGGCGGCTTCGTCTTGCTGAATTTTAAGAATTTTTTGCTGATCACTATGCAAAGCTTTTTCTTCGGTAAAAGATGATTCAATTTCTTTTCTTTTGGCATCTAAAGCGTCTTGTTCATCTTTCTTTAAATCCTCGAAATTATTTTTTGCAAGTTGTTTTTCTTGTTTATATTTGTCTTTAAGGATAGCTAGCTCCCCATCTTTTCTATCATTAATTGCGTCCATGCGATTTTGACTTTCATCTTCTATAGCTCGTTGCTGTTTTTTTAAGAAAGCTTGCGATGCGGCGTCAGTACCCGTAACTCTACGCCTTAATTCATCCATTAAATCCTCTGTATGGCGCCGTTCGCCTTGCTCAACTGTTCTGTATTTTCGATTTAATTGTTTTTCTTCTTGTGACAATCCACGATTTAAAATTTCTAATTGTTGATCCATTCTGTAATTTATTTCGCGCAAAACTCCTTCAGTCTCAATTTTCGCCGACAGAAGTGTAGCTTCTTTGCGATTGTTCAAAGCATTTTCATAGCGCCGATCCTCAGCCGATCGCGCCATTTCGTCCTGGGCTTTGCTGAGGTCGGTTGCAGCTTTACCGGCCGCCAATCCCAAGGTTTGCAACGCCGAAACCTGGCGGTCGGTCATGGAATCGCCGCGAGAAAGAGCTTTGACCATGTTGTTAAATGATGTAGACGCGATTTCCGTTTCGACGCCTGCAGAAATCATGGCCGCACCAAATGCCACCGTATCTTTTGCGGCTAATCCAACTTGTTGACCAACGGCGCCAGATCTTAACGCAAATTCAACTAATTGGTTGGCACGAGCTGAAGTTTGTTGGTCAAGATAATTTATGGCGTCAGCCAGCTTCATAACCTCTGGCTGCGTCATGCCAAGGCTATTACGAAGCTTGGCAATAGAATTACCAGCTTGATCAGCCGTCATATCAAAAGCAATGCTGACCCCAGCAACATCCTTGGCAAATTGTTTAACTTCGCTACGAGCAATACCAGATGCACCTGCAGCTGCATAAATTTCGGCAAATCCTTGAGCCGTTACCGGTAAATCTTTAGAAAGGTCAATAATTTCATTGGATATTTCTTTAATTGCTTTTGGTGTGCTCAAGCCATCCATGACCTTAACAACATTTGCCACACTTGTTTCAAATTCAACAGAAGATTTGGTAGCAAATACCAAAGCGTTTCTAACAGCATCCGCCGCCTGGGATGCAACTTGATAAGCCCTGCTAGCAATCAAAACCGATGCTGCGCTCTTCTCTGTAATTTGCAGCGATTCGGCCTGCGCCTGACTAGCTCTTAGCTGCGCATCAGCAACTTGTCTTTTTTCCGCAACAATCTGAGTCGTTGTCTGTAATTCTTTCTCAGCGGCTGTATTTGCAGTTCTTGCGGCTTCAGCTTGCCGCATGATTTCAGGAGTAATCTTACCATATTTGCCGGCCGTACTGACAACAGCTTGCGCACGATCTAGCTCAAGTTGTGTGGCTTGTTTTTTGGCCCTTGCAAGGTTCAGCTCTGCCGTCAGTTGTTGCTCTACAGCGGCACGCTGTAATTGGGCTCCCTTGAGCTGAACACTAGTAAGCTCCCCTTGAATTGCCTTGCGTTCTTTATCATTCTGGGCCAAGCTCATCCTGGATTCCAGGACTAACTTATCGGCAGCATTGATTTGCACTGCAGCGGCAGCGGCTGAGGTTGCCAATTTTTGTTGCATATCGGCGCCACGTTGGCCAAGCTCCTCCAGTGCCACCGACTTGGCGGACTGAGAAACCCTGATCAGCGTGTCTGACAATTTGGAGACATTGCCCGTCCCGGTGACATCGGCCCCAATTTTCAGGATGGCGTCCAGATTCACCGCCATCTAGCTCACCTCCGAGACGCGCATCAGTCGCAGAAATTCCAACTCAATCACCCGTAGGTCGTCCATCGCATCGGCCAACCGCTTACGGCCCCAATGAAGGCCTCCCAGCGCCACGACAGCGGCATAGTCCAGGCCACTGCGGCGACCCTCGGGATCGGTCCGCCATTGCGTGAACACCCGCGCCCATAGCTCGAAGGCCGGTAGGTTCTCAGGCCAGATCCAGCAGACAGGCTCAACTTCCTCCGGCCGTTCCTGGGGGGAGTACTCGAACCCCAGGGCGCGAGCCTCGGCAATCAGCCGGGCATCCTCCTGGGCCTGAGTTTCAACCGGGCCGCTGGTGGTCATTTGCCGATGCCATTCCCTCGCGATTTCGTGGAGGTTGGCTTTTTTCCGCCGCCCTCAAATGCGAGCTTCATCCATGCCGTCGTAATAGCGGTGGCCATGCCAGGGAACTGAATCACCCGGCGCTTCGAGTCCTCATCAAATTCCATGGGATCATCACCTGCAAGGAGGTCATCACCCCAGCCGCCTAGGACGCGATCAGCGACATGGACATCATCCAAGGCGGCCACACCCTTGGCAGCATCTGGCAGCGTGCGGCCATCCTCAATGGCCTTGAGGACTGCCGTTCGGTGCCTGATGGCCTCGACCAACTCATTGATTTCGGTCTGCTCCAGGCGGTTGAAGTGCGCCGTAAACGTCACCTCCTCGCGGGCGCCCTCGTGATCAATGATGCTCAGCTCCACTTGACCTGGAAACGTGTCGCCTGCGCTGAGAAGATCAAACATTGAGAATCAGGGGTGAAGTTTGGAGTTGAGAGTCTGAGGAGTTCAGGTGAATGCAATCGTGCCGGCGTCGCTACTGCCAGGGGTGCGGCGAACGGTAAACGGCAGGGTCAATGCAGCCAGGCCACTGGCGTCATCCTGGGAAGGGGCGCCAAGCTGAACCTTAGGCAGGCTCACCGCTAGACGATTGCCAGCAACCGTGTTATGGGTAAGGCTGATGGCCCCAGATGTTGAAGCCACGGCAGCAGCGTAAAAATCCTTTTCGCTCAGCCCTTTGGGCCGCTGGATCTTGATGCTACCTGTGATGGCTCGATCCAAAATGTCAAACTTGGGAGAGCAGCCCATGAAGTCGTAAAACTGATGGGTGTTGTCACACTTCAGGGAAAAATCAATAATGCAAGCGCTATAACCAAAAATTGAAAATGTAGGGGTATTGGTCGAATTACAGGCAACCGGGGCTGCCATGTTGCTGTAAGTTGGGGTTGGTGATGTCGCATCAACCGGGGGCACATAGATTGCGGGAACGTCAAACGTAAACAGCGGCACTTCGCCGGCTGTCATCTTCAATTCCCAGCTCTTGGTCCGACCACCGACACCGGCGTGCTTGTTGCCATCCCAATCGTGATAAAGGCTCACCGAATCGGCGGCTGAGGAGGCAAACGAGTAGGTGTTGGAAGTGGCCGCAACGGTAGCCACGCTCATGCCCGCAGCCTGCAGAAAAATCCCGTACGAGGGAGTCGTGCCGGCAGCGCCGGAGCCCACAGCTTCAACACCAAAGCCCACGCCCATTTTCAGCTCTGCCATGATGTCTGGCAAGGCCTCGCCAAATTGACCGTCAAGGCTCGGGCGGGCAATGGCCTTGGCGTCAAGGACCGTCAGCTTCGGGTCGCGCACCCGAATCGCTTCCGTCCCCGTTGGACTGGAGCTGGTCCCGTACGTCGTCTCCAGTTTGGCCATCAGCCACTGGCGTTTCGTGTAGGCGGAAGGCATCGTTTTCGGGGGATTGTGTTACGGATTCGAGGGCCCACTCACCATCGACGAGCAGGTAAGAGCCTGGCTCAGTTGGCCACGGGGGCAAAACTGAATCAGACTCGGGAGCCTGACGTTTCATGGGTGATCGATCGTCAGATCGTTGCGTGAGGTCTGATATGTCACAGCGTAGCGACAGATGACCCCACCAAAATCCTGAGCTTCCGTCACCCACCGGCGGCCGGCCGGAACAACATTGACGACCAAAGCGTTGATTGCTGAGCTGGTCATCACTCGCTGATGCAGTTCACTGCGAATTGCATCGGTCGCCGTTGTGATCGGTGCCTGTTGCACGTAAATGGTCACCTCCACGATCAGTGTTGAGATTGTCAGGCAGACCGGCACACTGGGGCCCGTATCGTCGTCCTCTGATGCCGCGTCTATGGCAATACTGGGCAGCTCAGCAGAGCCAAGGGCCTGACCCCGGTCCCGGTAAACCCTGGCTGACATGCCAGTAACGCCGCGGGCAACGGTGGCAAACGCCGTCAAAATTTGCTCACACCTACTCGCCGTCATGGGGTCCGCTCCTGCAGGGCCACACCAAGGGCAACGTTTGCGGCGCCACTGAGGGCAGCCATGGCCTCAGATCTTGGGGCCCGGCATGCTGCACCACCGTGGCCACGCAGGCACGCAGCCCAATCAGCAACGCCCACACCCGCGCCGGCTAGTAGGCAGAGGCCGGCAAACAGCAGGCAGGGGCCAAGGAATTTGGCCATCATAGCTTCCCCTGCCTCAGTCGCTCCTCATGCTCATCTGTACTTTTTTCCAGATGACTAAACCGTCTTTCGCTGTGCTCGATCCAGATCCCAATACGGGCCTCAAAGCTTCCCAGGACCTTGGCGATTTGGTAAAGAGCCTTGACGCCACTTCCGCAAATTGCGGTAGCTAATGCAGCAAGGGCGATGGCGGCTTCGGGTCCCATGGAAATCCTTCGGAGAGCAACTACATTCATTTTAGATTGCCGAAATGGCGGCAATATAGGCATTGTTCAGACTGCGCAAGGTGGCAGACTGGGCGGTGGTAAGACCGGCTCCTCTGGTAAAGATCTGGAGAGACATTGCAGAGAATGCCGCCGCGGTGCCGTTGCTGTTAAGGGCATAGAGATATGGTGAACCCGCGATGAAAGACGGGAAAAGGCTAGTAGCGTTGCTCGATGTTGTACCGTTGTAATCAACAAATGCCGCATTGTACGCGGTTCTGGAACCGCATAGGAACCCACTGGCCCCAAGGCCTGAGCTGATTGAAGGAAACTGTCCGCCGTTAAAAGTACCAGACCTAAAAGATCTGTTAATTCCTGTTCCAAATATATCCAACGACAGCAGGCTAGCACCAGTGCTGCCACTAAAAGAGCCAACTGCAATCCTGTCTCCGCTGGTTTCCATGCCACCGCTACAAGTGACTGAAAAGTGATGCGAAGAAACGTTAATTGAGTTGCTTGCTGTATTGATGCTTAAGTATTTGCTTGTTCCGTTTCCTGGTAGTCCTAGTATTTGGTTGTAATCACCAGAGCCAAACCCATTATTTGTTGGGCTAGATCCCTTGGCAGGCGTCAACGCACCAGCCAGCGTAAGTGGACCGCAGAAGAGGTAAATCTGATTGACCAGTGTCCAGAGGCTGTTTGACTTCAGCCCCTGAAAATAGGTGTCCACCGCCTGCTGCACGATGGCTCCAGGCGTCGCGCCGTCCGCCGTTGCCAGCGCCAACAGATAGGCAATGGCGTCGGTGTCGGTTGGGGTGTAGCTGGCGGAGACGCGGCGGCGGTAGATGATCTGCATGGCTCGATTAGGTGCCCCCCTAGCGGGGGTGATCCAGGGTGGCGCTAAATGCCGGTAACCCATCCTTCCTCGGGGTTGAAATCAATCGGCCCAGATTCGCCAGCGGCGGTGATCTCTGCGTTGAGCTGCTTCAACCTGGCGTCGTTTTCAAACGATGCCGCCAGCAGTGCGGAATGGCGAGCAATCAGATCGTTGAATTGTGCCAGCCGATT